ACTAGATGGCTCGTGGGAGCATATTAAACGCACTACGAAACTAGACGACGAAAACCAACGCATTGTTCGTGACGGTCTAATATATGGGTCAGGCGTCGCTAAAGTTTATTGGGATCAATCAGTTACTAATGGACTTGGTGACGTTCGCATTGAACGAATTGATCCTAGAAATTTTTTTCCTGATCCAAATGCCACTACACTAGAAAACGCAAATTACATATTCGTAAAGAAAACCATTTCACGCTTCGATCTCATAAACAAATACAAAAACAAACCAGAAATACTGAAAAAAATAAAAAAACTATCGACTGGCGACAGCCAAACAGAAAAAGGAACACCAACAAACATAAAGGCATCCATGAACACCGGCGACAAAACAGAGCCAGTTTATCTTGAAAAAGGCGGGTTATTGCAATCAGACACACAGAACATTGTAATATATGAATGCTACCTCAAAGACGATACCGTACTGG